GGGAAGTCCATGCGTCAGGCGTACCGGGACGCATACCCCAACAGCGGAGCGGCAGATGTCACGGTGTCAGCGTCAGCGTCCAAGCTAGCCAAAGACCCACGGATTGCCAAGCTAGTCCGGGAAGCCTGGGAAGAGACGCAGGAAGCCCTGGCGGATGACATCGCAGCGACCAAACGCTACGTGATGCGGAGTCTGGTTGCGCTCAGCAAACAAGCGAACCAGGAGGGCAGTCGTTTAAAGGCACTCGAACTCCTGGGCCGCAGCGCCGGGATGTGGAGAGACCAGCAGCAGAGCACCGAGCGCCCATTGACAGCCGCTGAACTGAAGGCAGCGCTGAGCGGCCACCTCAAGCTAGTGGCGCAGACGCAGCGTAAACGGACTGGCACCGATGATGCGTAAACAGGGGGGAGGGGGATGCCCACCGTACCCAGGGGGACCGCTGTGCGTGACTGACCACCCTCCCGCGTATACGCTCTAATCCACTCCCCCAAATATCTCCCCCACAGAAGCACCCCCCCCTTCATCCACCAATCAACACCCCCCCGGGGTATATATTTTTCAGAAAGATATTGTTCGCATGGAAACAACCGTTTACACTGACGTCATTGATTATGCGATGCCAACGATGATGGCGGAGAAGGCGTTGCGTGATTTGCACAACGCTGCTTTGAACAGAGAGTTTGACAAGGCAATTGAGTTTGCTTTGGAGGCAGCGGTTCAGTGCAGGATGGCAAATGCTGCTTTGAGGCAGATGCAGAAAGAGGAGAGAAGGCGTGACAGACAGGTGGCAGTTGGTTCTTGATTTCATCAAGGCTTACATCAAGAGGCATGGGGTATCGCCTTCTTATGAGGTGATGGCTAAGAGCTTGGGTTTGAAATCAAAAGCGAACATGCACAGGATTGTGAAGAGGCTTGAGAAGGAGGGCCACCTCAAGGTGGCCCCTGGGAGGTTTTATGGCGTCAAGGTTGTGGACAGGTCTATTGATGAGGTGGTGAGTCTGTGACGTTGTTGTCTAAGCAGGAGATTGGGCAGTACCTTGCGCTTGTGGACAAGGTGCCTGAGGTTGAGAGAAACAAGATCTTTGCCTTGTTGGAGATGGACAGGGTTGAGAGGTGCCGGGAGAGCTATTTGTTCTTTGTCAGGCAGATGTGGCCTGGGTTTATCTCGGGTAAGCATCATCAGATCATGGCGGAGGCTTTTGAGAGGGTTGCTGCTGGGGAGTTGAAGAGGTTGATCATCAACATGCCTCCCCGGCACACCAAGTCTGAGTTTGCTTCGTACTTGCTTCCTAGTTGGTTCTTGGGCAAGTTCCCTGAGAAAAAAATCATCCAGACCGCCCACACTGCGGAGTTGGCGGTGGGGTTTGGCAGAAAAGTTAGAAACCTTGTGCAAAGTGAACAATATGCCAAGGTGTTCAGCACAAAGCTGTCCAGTGACTCAAAAGCAGCGGGCAGATGGAACACCCACAGTGGTGGCGACTACTTCGCTATCGGTGTTGGTGGTGCTGTGACGGGTAAGGGTGCGGATCTGTTGATCATTGATGATCCGCACAGTGAGCAGGAGGCCAAGCAGGGCAATCCTGAGGTCTATGACGGGGTGTATGAGTGGTACACCTCTGGCCCTCGGCAGCGTTTACAGCCTGGAGGGGCCATCATTGTTGTGATGACCCGCTGGTCTAAGAGGGATTTGGCTGGGCAGATCCTCAAAGGGGCAGAAAGAGACGGTTCTGATCAGTGGGAAGTCATTGAATTCCCTGCCATATTGCCCTCGGGCAACCCTCTTTGGCCTGGATTTTGGTCAAAAGAGGCTTTGGAATCGCTCAAGGCAGAGCTTCCGGTGGCGAAATGGGAGGCTCAGTACCAGCAGAACCCGATTTCTGAGGGTGGAGCCATTGTCAAGCGTGATCAATGGCAGATTTGGGACCAAGAAGCCCCTCCTGCGTGTGAGTACATTATCCAAAGCTGGGACACAGCCTTTGAGAAAAACAACAGGGCCGACTATTCCGCCTGTACAACGTGGGGAGTGTTTGACCACCCCAATAAACACGGTGATTTAAGGCCCAACATCATCCTTTTGGATGCCTACAAGGCTCGTCTGGAGTTCCCGGAGCTTAAAAAGAAGGCATTTGAGATGTGGAAGGAGTGGGACCCAGACACGCTGATTGTGGAAAAGAGGGCAGCGGGTGCTCCTTTGATCTATGAGATGAGAAAGATGGGAATCCCGCTTTCGGAGTACACACCGGGCAAGGGCAGCGATAAGATAGCGCGTGTAAATTCAATCGCAGACCTGTTTGCATCAGGGGTTGTGTGGTGCCCGGAGAAAAGATGGGCAGAAGAGGTCATGGAAGAGATGGCCTCCTTCCCAAATGGGGACCATGATGACCTTGTGGACTCGTCCAGTCAGGCTTTGATGAGGTTTAGACAGGGCGGGTTCATTGCAATTGATAGCGATGAGAAAGACGAACCGATGCACAAGCGCCGGAACGCCTCCTATTACTGATTGTGAAAGCGCAACATGGCAACCAACATTGACACCGCTCTGAGCCCTTTGGACATGGGATTGATAGGCGATGAGCCTGCAATAGAGATTGAAATTGAGAACCCCGATGACGTAAAGATCGGAATTGATGGCGTTGAAATAGATTTGATGCCGGAACCTCTGCTGGCAGAAGAATTTGATGCCAACCTCGCAGAGTTCATGGATGACGGCGATCTGCAGTCTTTGGCTTCAGAGCTTGTGGCTCTCGTGGACGCAGACATCAACTCCCGGAAAGACTGGACGGAGATGTTTGTCAAGGGCTTAGAAGTCCTTGGGATGAAGTATGAAGAGCGCACAGAGCCCTGGAACGGGGCTTGTGGTGTTTACAGCCCCCTTCTGACAGAAGCTGCCATCAGGTTCCAGTCAGAGATGATCACTGAGACCTTCCCAGCTCAGGGTCCGGTCAAGACGCAGATCATTGGCGAGGTTGATCGCCTCAAGGAAGACGCAGCAGAGCGTGTCCGCGATGACATGAACTACATGCTGACCGAGAAGATGATCGACTATCGCTCAGAGCATGAGCGGATGCTGTACTCCCTGGGGCTTTCAGGCGCAGCGTTCAAGAAGATCTACCCGAACCCCAGCACAGAACTGCCTGCGGCTCCTTTTGTCCCGGCAGAAGACTTGATCATGCCCTACGGGGCATCCAATGTTTACACCGCAGAGCGCGTGACTCACATCATGCGCAAGACGGAAAACGAGATCAAGAAGCTGCAGGTTGCTGGCTTCTATCTGGGCGAAGAACTGGGTGAGCCGGTCAGGTTCTTCACTGACATCGAAAAGAAGAAGGCAGAAGAACAAGGGTATACCCTGACTGATGATGACCGTTATCAGGTATTGGAGATCCACGTAGACTGGGACATGCCGGGGTACGAAGATGAAGTTCCTTTGCCGTATGTTGTCACGGTTGAAAGAGGCACTCAAAAGGTTTTGGCGATCCGGCGAAACTGGCAAGAAACGGACACAAAGAAACTTAAGCGACAGCACTTCGTCCAATACACCTATATTCCTGGTTTTGGCGCTTATGGTTTGGGTTATATCCACCTTATTGGTGGTTATGCTCGCGCTGGCACTTCCATCATCCGACAACTGGTGGATGCTGGCACCCTGTCCAACCTGCCCGGTGGCCTGAAGTCTCGCGGTCTTCGGATTAAGGGTGACGATACTCCCATCGCTCCGGGCGAGTTTAGGGACGTAGATATTCCTTCCGGGAGCGTGCGTGACAACATCATGCCGCTGCCTTACAAGGAGCCAAGCCAAGTTTTGGCTGCGCTGCTTCAGTCAATTACTGAGGATGGGCGCAGACTAGCAGCAATTGCAGATCTCAAGATCAGCGATATGTCTGCCCAGGCACCTGTTGGCACCACGCTGGCTATTCTTGAGCGTCAACTCAAGACCATGAGCGCGGTACAGGCGCGTGTACACGCCAGCCTGCGTATGGAGTTTAAGTTGCTCAAGGAGATCATCCGAGATTTCCTGCCCGCAGATTATTCCTACACGCCAGAGGGTGGTGATCGGTCGGTTAAACAGTCCGACTATGACTTGGTTGAGGTTATCCCGGTCAGTGATCCGAACGCAGCCACTATGGCGCAGCGGATCATGCAGTATCAAGCTGCTTTGCAATTGGCCCAAGGTGCTCCGCAGATTTATGACCTTCCTCAACTGCATCGGCAGATGTTGGAAGTATTGGGTATCAAGAACGCAGAGAAGCTGGTTCCTGTCGAAGATGATCAGAAACCTCGTGATCCCGTGTCAGAAAACATGAGTTTCTTGACAGGAAAACCAACCAAGGCATTTATCTACCAAGACCATCAGGCCCATATTGCAACCCATATGAGCCTTATGCAAGACCCCATGATCATGCAGATGATGGGGCA